ACTGGAGTTCAGACGTGTGCTCTTCCGATCTGCGCTTCGAGCAGAAGTTGTTCGAAGCGCGGGGCCGCTTCGTCCGGCGCGGCGTCGTGCCAGCCTGGGCGTGCGAACTGGTGCTGGCCGTCGACAACCAGGGCGATCGGATCGAGTGGGATGGCTATGCGATGGGGCCTGACCTCTCGATGGCCCGCTTTGACTGGGGGGTCATTGAGCACGATCCGCTGACGGCGGAGGCCTGGGCTAGCTTGGCGGAGGTCGTCGGCCGCCGCTATCCCGGTGAAGTCACCATTCCGCTGGGATGGGACATGGTCGGCGTGGATCTGGGCGGCAAAAAGGGCACGACGGAGCGGGTGTACCGCTTCGTTCGCGCCCGCCCGAACGTCGTCGCCGTCAAGGGTTCCTCTAATCCCGATGAGGTGCCGCTAAGAAAGGGCAAGCGGCGAGTTCTTCGTCTCAAGGATGGCTCCACGCTGACGATCGAGCCGCATCTGATCGGCGGTCACGGTCTGAAGCTGGACATCTACTCGATGCTTCAGACCAGCCTTGAAGCCGAGACCGAACGGTTGCCGGGCGGGCTTTACAATCCGGCGGACGCCACGCTGGAAGACTTCAAGCAGTACACAGCCGAGGTCTATCGCAAGCCAGCGACGCAACGCGCCGGAGCTGTCGGTCACTGGGACAAGCTCCCCGGCCGGTCGAATGAACGTCTCGACAACGCCATCTATGCGCGCGGGATGTTCTGGTCGCGGGGCGCCTACACCCGGACGGAAGACGAGTGGCGCGCCCTGTTCGAGGCGCGGGCTGAGCGGCCGGAAGCGGTGCTGCCTCTGTTCGACGCAGTCGAGATCCCGATGGTGATGCCGGCTGAACCGGCGTCGAACCCCGGACCGACGAACAACGCCTGGCATTCGAGCCGAAGGAAACTGTGATGGCTCTATCGATCGAAGAACAGGCCGAGCTGGGCCGTCTCCGCACCGTTCGCCTGCGCCTGATCTCAGGCGAGAACGTCGCCAAGATCACGTCTAACGGTCGCTCGGTCGAATATAGCCAGGCCAGCCTGCCGAAACTGGAAGAGATCATCTCGGGTCTCGAGCGTCGCGCTGGCCGCCGTCGCGGCGGTGCTATCGGCTTCCGCTTTTAGGAGCGTCTGCATGACATTGCTCGACGCCTCGGGGCGCCCCATCAGTTCGGCGCCGCAGCGGCGTGTCCAGGCGCTCGCCGGCGGCTTCGACTTTACGTCCGCCTACGATTCAGGCGGGACGCGTGGCCCGGTGATGGCTGATTGGTTCGCCCAAATCCGATCGGCGGATCTCGAATGGATTCCCAACCGCAACCCGTCCGTCGCGAGAGCGCGGGACATCGTTCGGAACGATCCCGTTGGGGCGTCAGCGGTCTCGCGCCGGCAGAATTCGGCGATCGGGCGCGGCTGGCGTCTCTCGGCCCGGCCGAATGCGCGTGCACTCGGCATCGATCCTGCGGTCGCGCGTGATCTAGGCTCTCAAATGGAGATCGAGTTCAGATCTCACGCCTATGGCCATGCGTTCGAGATGGATGCCGAGCGGCGTCTGAACTTCGGCCAGTTGCTTCGGGTCACGACCGCGCATCTAATGGTGGACGGCGATGGTCCGGCGCTCATCGAATGGGCGCCAGACGAAGGCACGCGCTATGCAACCCGTTTGCGCCTGGTCGATCCCGATCGACTGTCCAATCCAATGGGGCGGATGGACGATCGCTTCCTGCGCGGCGGCATCGAGCGGAACGGCGTGGGCGTGCCGATCCGGTATTTCTTCCGGGAGCGGCATCCCGCCGACCTGGGCGTCGATGGCCAGCGATACACCTGGACCGGCTACGACCGTTTCACGGCATGGGGGCGCCCCCAGGTGCTGCATGCCTTCGATCCGCAGCGCGCTGAGCAGACGCGGGGCGTTTCCCGCTTCGCTGCGGCGCTGAAGAGTTTCCGGTCGCTGTCGAAGTTCGCAGATGCGACGCTTCAGGCTGCCACGATCAACGCCCTGATGGTCGCGTTCGTAAAATCCAGCGCCGGCCCGGAAGCGGTCAGCGAGTATCTGGCCGTCGACGATCTCAAGGGGTTCGAAACCTCGCGGGAGGGCTTCTACGAAGAAAATCCCGTGTCGCTTTCCGGCGGCGCGCGCATGCCGGTTTTGCCGTTCGGCGACGAGATCGAAATGCAGACCGCCTCGCGGGATGTCGCCAGCTTCGACGCGTTTGTCAGGGCCAATATTCGCCTCATCGCGGCGTCTCTGGACGTGACCTACGAAGAGCTGTCGATGGACTACAGTCAGACGAACTATTCGTCAGCCCGCGCCGCAATGGTGCATGCCTGGGCCGCGACCCAGTCGCTCGCGTCAGTTCTCGAGGCCCAGATCGTGCGGCCCTATTACGTCGCTTTCCTGGAGGAAGCGTTCGACAGGGGCTATCTGACGGTCCCAGCCGGCGCCCCGGATTTCTACGACGCCATCGACGCCTATGCAGAGGCGAAATGGATCGGTCCCGGTCGCGGCTATGTCGATCCGACCAAGGAAATCGACGCTGCGGCTGCGCGGATCGAGGCGGGCGTCTCGACGCTGGAAGACGAATGCGCGGACCAGGGTAAGGACTGGGAAGAGGTGCTTGACCAGCGTGCACGGGAACGCGATCGCCTTCGCGAACTCGACCTGGACGTCGCGACAAGCCTCGGCGGCGTTTCGCCGTCGCAAACCGACGCTGAGCAGGAACAGGCGCGCGACGCCCGTCCTGGGGCCTTGGCCCGCGTTCGCGGCATCGCCCGCTCTGCGGAACATGCCGCCCATCTGGATCAGCGCTCCGGCGCCTGAGGACACACCATGCAAGATGTTCAGCTGCTGGCGTCCCGCTATGCGGGCCGTCCCCTGTTGCTTACGCCGAACGCGGCCCGCGATCTGGCGAACCGGGTTCGCGGCGTCGATGCTCGAGCGTTCGAGCGGCCCTCGCGCATCGGCGCCTTCCTCCGTCGGGTCGGTTTGGCGAATGGAGGCAAGGTTGGTCGCATCCAGGCCATGGAAGACGGCGACTATGACGGTCCGCCGCCCGTTCCGATGGAAGAGCAGCTGGCCTATTCGCCGCGTTGGCTGGGCGACGTGGAAGACACGGGCTTCTGCTGGTCCCTTAAAGATGGGGTCGCGCTGATCTGCTGCGACACGCCCTTGGTCGAACGGGGCGACGAGTTCTGCGGCATGGTCTGGCACGGCTATGACACGCTGCTCCTGGCCATGCGCGAGGCTTTGGCCGACGCGCGCGTTCGGGGTGTCTTCCTGCGCCTGGACACGCCGGGCGGCGTAGTAGGCGGCGGCCTGCCGGCCCTTGCGCAGTTCATGCGTGAGGCGCGCGAGAGCGCGGGCGGCAAGCCGATCTGGGTTTATGCGGACATGGCCTGCTCTGCCGGCTACTGGATCGCGGCCCAAGCCGACCGGATTCTCGCTCCAAGCGTCGGTTATGTCGGATCGCTCGGAGCCGTCATGGTTCATGAGGACTGGTCCGGCGCGCTCGAGCAGGACGGCATCGCCATCACCTCGATCGAGTTTCCCGAGGGCGGTGTGAAGACGGAAGGGGCTTGGTGGAAGGCCTTGAGCGAGGCCGGCCGCGCCGCCTGGCAGGCAGACATCAGCCATGTCGGCGAAATGTTCTTTTCGGACGTCACAGCCGGGCGTCCAGCGCTGACGCACGACGCCATGCTCGCCATGCGCGCCGATGCTTTCATGGCTGATCACACAGACGCCGGCCGATCGGGTCTGGCGCTCCAGCTCGTTGATGAGATTGCGACCGAGGAAGCGGCCTTCGCCGCCCTCGTCGCTCACGTATCCGACCCAGCGGACGATCTTTCCGCCGCCGCGCCTGGGCAGCGCGCGTCGGCTTCCACCCCACAGGAGAGGCCAATGGCCACACGAACCCAAGCGGGCGGCAAGCCGACCCGCGCCGCGCAAGTCGCGTCTGCGAAAAAGGCGCTGAAGTTGGCGCAGGCGAACCTTGCCCGCGCCGAGGCGACCGACGCCCCGCCTGAAGACGAAGACAATGACGACGATCAGGCGACCGAGCCGAGCGAAGGTTTGGGTGACGACGCCGGTGAAGACGGCGATGAGCCGACCGACGACGATCAGGACGAGTCGCAGGCGATCGCGGCGTCAGCCGAGGCCCGAACACATCCGCAGCTCGCTCTCGCGGCTATCCAGAGCGGCATGTCGCTGAAGCAGTTCCAGGCGACGGCTTCAGCGGCTGGCGCGGCGCCGCGTGTCTCGCGGCTGGATGCGGCCATGAATGGTTCGCGCCGGCTCACGCCGGACACGCCTGGCGCCTCGGCGCAGGGGCTAGGCGGGGCGCTCGTCGCCGATGCCCAGCGGCGAAGGGCCGCCGCTACCGCTCGCGGTCGCTGAACTTTCCAGCCTTTTGGCCGGGTCGGCTCCGGCGTTTTCCATATGGGAGGCTTGCCATGCAGGTCATCAAAACGAACCAGCCAGCGACGCTCGGCGATCTGATTCACTGGGAGGTCAATCCGACCTTCACGACCGAAGACGGCGTGCTGTTGGCCGGCGCGGGCGGTGTTCGCGACGTGCCGCAGTTTGCCGTGATCTCTCAGGTGTCGGCCAGCAAGAAATTGCAGCAGATCGACTTCGCCGGATCCGGCGGCGCCAACACCGCCTACGGCGTCAGCCTTCTGCCCGCACAAGCTGCGGACGGCGTCGACGGGGAAATCAAATATCTCCGTCGGGGTCCGGCGATCATCCACGCCGAAAGCATTGCGTGGCCGGCAGGCACGTCCGACGCCAACAAGGCGGCGGCGCTCGCCACCCTTCTGGGTCTCGGCATCCTGGCCAAGACCGGCATCTGATCAATCGGCCCCCCAGCGGGCCGGCGTTCAACCCTCTGAACTCACCGGTCCGCTGAAGGCCTCGGCCAGCGACCGCAATCCAAGGAAACACATCCATGCCGACGACCGTCGTCACTCAGGACGCGGGCCTGCGCCTGCCCTTCACCACGGTGGAGCTGACCCAGTCCATCAACACCCTTCCGCCGCAGTTCGGTCAGATGGCTCGCGACGGGATGTTCCCGATCGAGCCTCTGGCCTCGGCCTACGTCGAGATCGTCTCGGAAGGCGGTGCGATCTACGCCCTGCCGATCACGGACGAGGGCCGCCCCGCCACGATCGCCCGTCGCGACAAGGGGCAGTCGCTGATCTTCAAGATCCCGAACATCACCCATGAAGACAGCGTGCTGGCCAACGACATCCGCAACTGGCTGGCAGCGGCGCAGCGCACGCGGCGCCCCGAGACCTTGGTCAATCTGGTCAACAAGCGTCTGGAAAAACTGCGCCGCAAGTTCGACCTGACGCTCGAGCTGCTGCGAGTCTCCGCCTTGTCGGGCAAGATCATCGATGGCGGCGGCGGCGAGGTGTACGACCTGTTCACTGCCTTCAACGTGGTCCAGCAGACCGTCTATTTCGACCTGGGCAACGCCGCTACCGACGTCAACGCCAAGTGCGGCGAAGTGATCGACATCATCGGTCAGAACCTCAACGACGAGAGCATGAACGGCGTCGTCGCGCGCGTGTCGCCGGGCTTCTTCAACAAGCTCGTCGCCCACAAGTCGGTTCGAGAGCTGTACCTGAATACGGTCAACGCCCTGGCGTTGGCGGCGATCGTCCGGACTGACGATGGCCAGTACCGCCCCCGTGAGTTCGCGCACGGCGGCCTGCTGTTCAAGGAATACAACGCCAAGATTCCAATGGCGGACAAGTCGCTCTGGACGCCTTTCCCCGGCGACACGGGCGTCGCCTATCCCGATGGCACCCTGGACAGCCACGTCACCTACGCCGCCCCGCCGCTCGATATCCGCGAACTGGACGGCGAGCCGACCGACGGCGGCTCGGACGATGATCTGATCCACCTGAGCGAAGAACCGCTGAAGCACGGTCGCGGCCTTGAGTGGTCAGGTCAGATGAACGCCCTGCCGCTGTGGCGTCGTCCCGCGACCCTCGTCAAGCTGAGCGCGGCGGCTTCGGCCTAAACCAAAAGGGGCGGCGAATGTTCGGTCAACATCTCGCCGCCCTAGACGCGGCCGTGTTTGCGCATCTCAGTGACGATACGGCCGCGATCTGGTCGCGCCCAAACGTGTTTGCGACGACGGTGGCGGCGATGTTCGATCGCGTCGAGCAGTCGGGTTCGATCGGCGGGATGTCCATGATCGACTTCGCCGACGTCGTGCGGATTTCGGTCGCCGAAGCTGAAATCCGCCGGCCTGGCCAGCCGCCACGGTCGGGCGATGTTTTCGTCGTCGGCGGCGTTCAGGCGGTCGTGCATGGCGAGCCTTGGCGCGATACGCAGCAGAATGGCCGCGACTGGCTCTGTCCGGTCAGCCGCTGATGGCCAGCCTTTCGGGCCGTTCGGCCTGGGGGCTGGCGACGGCCGACAGCGGGGCGTCGCGTCCGTCGCGGATCGGTCGCTACAGCCAGGGCGGCGCGGCGGTTAAGCTGACGGTCGAGGACGCCTCGGCCGGCGATCTGGGCCTTGCTCTACAAGGCAAGCTTCAGGCCTCGATCGACGACCAGCTTAAGGCGCTGCATGGCGCCTACTGGCGGGCGATGAACCGGGTCGTCGAGGCCGGCAAGGGTCGGCTGCGGGCGGACATCATCGCGGGCGGTTTCCACAACGCGCGCTCGCTGGCGAACACGTGGCGCGGCAACGCCTATCCCCGCGACAAGAACAGCCTCGATGTCGCCGGCTGGATCTACACCCGCGCGGGGATGCTGATCTCGGTGTTCGAAGAGGCGACCGTCATCAAGGTCGCCGGCAACGCCCAGTTTCTGGCCATCCCCTTGGGACCGGCGAAGGCGATCGTCCGCCGTCTTCAGAAGCAAAAGAAGAAGGGCCTGATCGGGCGAAACGCCTGGGGTCGGTTCGAGAAGGACGATTCCTACGTCGAGCAGGTGGCGCGGGCCATGGGCGTGGATCTGGTCCCAATCATCGCGCCGGATCGCCAGACG